GAAACGGCCCGGCGTTCGCGCAGGTTTTCGTGGAATAGCCAATTATGGGCAACAGCAATAGCGGGCGGCGGCGACAACCGGCGGCGTTGCGGGCGCTCCGTGGCAACCCGTCCAAGACGCGATTTCGTGCCAACGTCGCGACGCCTGGCGGGCCGGTCGTGCCGCCGGCCACGTTGTCGCCGGGTGCGGCCGCGGTCTGGCAGGTGTTGGCCCCGGTCTGCCTGGGCATGGGCACGTTGTCACCGGCCGATACGGTGGCGTTTGCGACGCTCTGCGAGCTGCAGGCGTCGTTCACGGCGAACGCGCACCGGAAGGGGCGCCGGGGGTTCGATGCGCGTCAGGAGCGGGCCCTGGCGGCCGCGCTGCGGCCCTTCTACGCCCTGTTCGCGCTCGAGCCGGCCAGTCGCGCGCGGATGCCCACGGCGCCGCCGCGGGAGGTCGCGAGCAAGTGGGCCGGGGCCCTGGCGTGAGCCAGGTGCACGCGCGGCGCGCGATCCGGTTGATCAACAACCTGACGCACACCAAGGGCGTGTTTGCGGGGCAGCCGTTTCATCTGCGCCGGTGGCAGCGGCGGATCCTCGAGCAGTTGTTCACGACCGGGCCGGACGGCCGCCGCGTCTATCGGCAGTGTTTGCTGATGTTGCCCCGCAAGAACGGGAAAACCGAATTGGCGGCGGCCCTCGCGCTGTATTTTCTCCTGTTCGACGGCGAGACCGGGGCCGAGGTCTACAGCGCGGCGGCCGACAAGGACCAGGCGGCGCTGGTGTTTCACGTCGCCGCCCAGATGATTCGCAACGATCCCGAGCTGCTGGCGCAGTGCGAGCTGATCGATTCGCAGAAACGGATCGTGCATCGCGCGAGCGGGAGTTTCTACCGCGCCATCTCGGCCGAGGCGTACAGCAAGCACGGGTTCAACGCGTCGGCGGTGATCTACGACGAGCTGCACGCGGCGCCGTCGCGCGAACTCTGGGACGTGTTGACGACGTCGCAGGGCGCGCGGCTGCATCCGGTGACGCTGGCGATCTCGACCGCCGGCTACGACCGGCACTCGATTTTGTGGGAACTCTACGCGCACGCGCGCAAGGTGGCCGAGCGGCCCGCGCTCGATCCGACGTTCCTGCCGCTGATTTACGAGGCGCCGATTGACGCCGACTGGACCGACGAACGCGTGTGGAAGGCGGCCAACCCGGCGCTCGGCGACTTCCGATCGCTCGAGGAAATGCGGACGGCGTGCGCGCGCGCGCGTGAAATTCCGGCGCAGGAAAATACGTTTCGCCGGCTGTACCTGAACCAGTGGACCGAGCAGGCCGCGCGCTGGATCAGCATGGCGGCGTGGGACGCGTGCCGCGGCACGGGCGATCGCGCGCGGCTGCGCGGCCGGCGCTGTTACGTCGGCATGGACCTGAGTTCGACGACCGACCTGACGGCGCTCGTCGCGGTGTTTCCCGACGACGCGGGCCCGGGGTTCGACGTGCTCGCGCAGTTTTTCGTGCCCGCGGACAACATGGCCGAACGCGTGCGCCGCGACCGCGTCCCGTACGACCAGTGGGCGCGCGACGGGTGGCTGGTCGCGACGCCCGGCAACGTGATCGATTACGAGTACGTGCGGCAGACGCTGCGCGCGTGGCAGGCCGAGTTCGACGTGCGCGAAATTGCGTTCGACAAGTGGAACGCGATCGACCTGGTGACGCGGCTGCAAACGCAGGACGGGTTTACGTGCGTGCAGATCGAGCAGGGGTTCGCGTCGTTGTCGGGGCCGACCAAGTCGCTCGAGACCGCGGTGCTCTCGCGCGCGCTGCGGCACGACGGGCATCCGGTGCTGCGCTGGAACCTCTCCAACGTCGCGGTCGACCAGGACGCCGTCGGCAACCTGAAACTGTCGAAGAAAGTCTCGACGGAACGGATCGACGGGGCGAGCGCGCTGGTCAATGCGATCCATCGGCGCGACTACATGGCCGCGGAAGTGCGGCCGCAGTATTCGATGATTGTGCTCGGATAAGGGACGACGCTATGGCTAAACGACGACGGACCGGGCGCCCACCGATCGCCGACACGCCCGCCACGACCCGGATCCAGGTGCGCGTGACGCCGGCGCAACGCCTCGAGCTCCGACGGATGGCGAGCGACAATCAGACCGGCGTGGCCGGTCTGCTGCGCGAAGCGATCAACGAAGTGGTGGCCGATTCCCACGACCGCCGACCTTTTGTGCGTCCAAAAGGCTGAGGTGACCGCACCCTAGCACGTGCCCCTGACACGTGCCTACGCGCTGTTGACGATCAAGGCCGTCGACACGCATCAGCGCACGATCGCCGGCATCGCCTCGACGCCCCAACCCGATCGCATGGGCGACGTCGTCGAACCCCTCGGCATCACCTATAAAAACCCGCTCCCGCTGCTGCTGTACCACGACGCGAAAAAACCGGTGGGCCAGGTCCGGTTCGCCACGCCGACCGCGGACGGCCTCGCCTTCACGGCGAGCCTGCCGACGGTCGACGATCCCGGGCCGCTGCGCGATCGCATCGAGGAGGCGTGGCAGAGCCTGAAGGCCGGGCTCCTGGCCGGCGTCTCGATCGGGTTCCGCTCGATCGAGGAGGCGTTCAACAAGGAGACCGGCGGGTTTCGGTTTCTGAAAACGGAAGTCCTGGAACTGTCGCTCGTCGCGATCCCGGCCAATGCCGACGCGACCATTCACACGATCAAAGCGCTCGACCTGGCCGCGCCTGGCCGTCATTCGTCCCGCGATCGGGACCCCCTCCGCGTCGTGCGCGTCGCAAAGGACGCGCCTCCCAAGGAACAGAAAACGATCCACGAACAGATCACCGGGTTCGAAAACAGCCGCGCCGCGAAACACGCGCGCATGACCGCGATCATGACCTCGTCAGCCGAGGCCGGCGCCACGCTGGACCAGGCCGAGACCGACGAGTACGACGGCCTCGCGGCCGAGCTCAAAGCCATCGACGCGCACCTGGTCCGCCTGTCGGCGCTCGAGGCGACGAACCGCACGAAGGCGATGCCGATCACCGCGGCGACGCCGGAAGAGGCGAGCCAGCAGCGCGGCCACGTCCCGATCATCTCGGTCAAGAGCAACTTGGCGCCGGGCACCGCGTTCATCCGGTACTGTCAGGCGCTCGCCGTGTCGCACGGCTCAACGCTGCAGGCGGTCGAGTACGCGAAACGCTGGCATGATTCGACGCCCGAGGTCGAACTCGTGCTCAAGGCCGCCGTCGCCGCCGGCACGACCACTGACGCCACGTGGGCCGGGCCGCTGGCGCCGATCACGCCGCTGACGTCGGACTTCCTCGCGCTGCTGCGCCCGCAGACGATTCTCGGCAAGGTCGACACGTTCTTCAAGGTGCCGTTCAACGTCTCGGTCGCCAGTCAGACCGGCGGCGGGACGTATCAGTGGGTCGGCCAGGGCGCGCCCAAGCCGGTCGGCAAACTGCAGTTCGGGACCATCACGCTGACGATCCTGAAGTGCGCCGGCATCATCGTGATCACCGAGGAGCTCGCGCGCACCTCGACGCCGTCGGCCGAGGAAGTCATCCGGCGCGACATGATCAACGGCATCGCCGCGTTCCTCGACACCGAGTTCATCGACCCGACCAAGGCCGCCGTCGCGGGCGTGTCGCCGGGCTCGGTGACCAACGGCGTCACGCCGATCACGACCGCCGGCACGTCGCCGGCCAACGCGCGGACCGACATCCAGGCGCTCGCCAACGCGATGACCGCCGCGCTGATCCCGACCGCGGGCGCGGTGCTGATCTTGTCCGAGACGAACGCGCTGGCGTTGACCAACGCCCTGAACCCGCTCGGCCAGCCGCTGTTCCCGGGGATGTCGCAGGGCGGCGGGATGATCATGGGCTACAAGGCGGTCGCCTCGCAGGCCGCCGGCAACACCGTGGCCCTGGTGCAGCCGAGCGCGATTCTCTACGCCGATGACGGCGGCGTGACGATCGACGTATCGCGCGAGGCGTCGCTGCAGATGGATTCCACGCTCGACAATCCGCCGGTGGCGACGACGCTGCTGACCTCGCTCTGGCAGATGAACCTCGTCGGCCTGCGCGCCGAACGGTTCATCAACTGGAAGAAGGCGCGCGCCGGCGTCGTGCAATACACCGCCGCGACCTACACGGCATAACCATGCCGGTGCCGATGACGGTCCTGCGTGACGGGTACTGGGACGGCCAGTACCCGCGCCAGGGCGACACGATCATGGTGGAGGCCGGCCTCGTCGACTCGCTCGAGGTGGCCGGTTTCGCCATGCGCTGCTCGGGCGACGCGCGCCCCCCGCGCGTCGCACCGAGTAGTGCGACTGGGAGGAAACATGGCCGGTGAGTCCCTCGACGTCGTCGCGCGGACGTATCACACCGAGAACGGCGTCGAACATGTCGAGGGCGAGACCTACGCCGTCACCGATCGCGCGCTCGCGGAAACCTTGCGCGGGATCGGGTTCGTCTCGATCGACGGCTGGACGGACACGCCGCCGCCCGTCGCGCCCGTCCTCGCGAGTCTGACGCCGTCGACGGCCGTCGTCGCCACGGCGTTCACGCTGCAGGTCGCCGGGACGGGGTTCACGGCGGCCGATGTCGTCGCCTGGAACGGGATCGCCGTCCCGACGACGTTCGAATCCGCGACCGCGCTGTCGGCGGCGATCGACGCGGCCGTCGTCGCGACCCTCGGCGAGATCCCCGTGACGGTCGGCGCGAGCAACGCGTTGACGTGCACGGTCACCGCGGCCCGCTGATGGCGAGTGTGCGGCTGCGGCTGTTCGGGCGCGGCCTCGAGCTGACCGCGAAACAACTGACGGCGCCGTACAGCCCCGGCGCGGTCAGCGGCGGCGGCTGGTATCCGCTCGTCGTCCGTGAACCCTACGCCGGCGCCTGGCAGGTCAACGTCGAGGCCCGCCGCGACCAGGTGCTGCAGTACGCGCCGGTGTTCGCGTGCGTGACGCTCATCGCCCAGGACATCGGCAAGCTCGCGCTGCATCTGGTCGAAGAGAACGACGACGACATGTGGGAAACGACGTCATCGCCGGCGTTCTCGCCCGTCCTGCGGCGCCCGAACCGCTACCAGACCACGACCAAATTCGTCGAGCAGTGGATCACCTCCAAACTGATGTGGGGCAACACCTACGTCCTCAAAGAGCGCGACGCGCGCGGCGTCGTCACCGCGCTCTACGTGCTCGACCCGCTGCGGACCATGCCGTTGATCGCGCCCGATGGCGGGATCTACTACCAGCTCCAGCACGACAACCTCTCGGGCAGTCTCGCCCTCGCGCACGAGCCCGCGGACAAGTTCATCGTGCCGGCCAGCGAGATCATTCACGACCGCATGGTCTGTTTGTTCCACCCGCTCGTCGGCATGTCGCCCATCTATGCGTGCGCCGCGGCGACGCAGCAAGGCCTCGCGATCCAGAACACGTCCACCACCTTTTTCGCCAAGGGCGGGCAGCCTGCCGCGATGCTGACCACGCCGCCGGGGATGACCAAGGACCAGCTCGCGCAGTTGCGGACCGACTGGGACACCCTTAACAGCAACGCCAGCCGGCTCGCCATCCTCACCGCCGATCTGAAATACACGCAACTGAGCATGAACGCCGTCGACGCGCAGTTGATTCAACAACTGGGCTGGACCGCGGAGACGATTTGCAGCGTGTACCACGTGCCGCCGTTCCTGATCGGCGTCGGCGAGCTCCCGCGCGGCGTGGCGCTCGAGTCGCTGTGGCAGATGTATCACTCGCTGTGCATCCAGTCGCTGATCACGAACTTCGAGAACGCCCTCGACGAGGGCCTCGGCCTGGCGACGCCGATCAACGGCACGCAGTACGGCACCGAGCTGGACATCGACGACCTGATCTGGATGGACACGGCGACCAAGACGAAGGCCGCCGCGGACGCGATCGGGGCGGGCGCGATGGCGCCGGATGAAGCGCGCGAGCGGTACTTTGGCCTCGGCCCCGTCGAGGGCGGCGACACGCCGTACATGCAGCAGCAAATGTTCTCGCTCAAGGCGCTCGCGCAGCGCGACCAGAACGATCCGTTTAGCAAACCCGCGCCG